TTATTAGTCTTTTTCTTTATTCGTGTTCGGCACAATATCACCTGAACAAAGCAATAAAAAAAGGTTACAAGTGCGAAAACACGAGCGACACAATTCGTATTACTACTTTAGATAGTATTCCTGTTATTGTAAACGACACAATAGTTTGGGAAAAGTTTATAAGCACTAAAGACACGGTTATAAAATACAAGAATGTTTACGTTCCAAAAACACGAATAGAATTAAAACGTGAATACAAAATAAAAGTAAAAACTATCTACAAAGACAAGGTAGTTGAAAAAGCGGAAGCACGAGCTGAAGGCAAAAAGAACCGACCAAAAGGAAACCTTAATTTACTTTTTGTAGGTGTTGGAATAGGTTTATTACTTTCGTGGCTTTGGAAAAACGGAATTAAATCTATAATCTAAATTTTTATGGCAAATAACAGCGCAAGATTTCGACTAAAACAGGACGAAATCGAAATACTTATGCAGTATCGTGGAATAAAAGAAGCAACAGACGAAGTTGGAGTAGATGACAAAGACGTTAAACACGGATGGCTAAAAACTAAACAAGCAAGTTTATTTTTTAAGAACCCAAACTTTAAAGCTGAAGAACTAAACGCTATTCAACAAATAAAAGACGAATGTATAAAAGAAGTAAAGTTATACGCTCCAAAATATATTAATACAGCAATAAAATATGATGTTGACACGGACGGACATTTACTTGTAATTGATATTGCAGACTTACATATAGGCAAACTTGCAACAGCATTTGAAACAGGCGAAGACTATAATTCACAGATTGCCGTTAAACGTGCAAAAGAAGGACTACAAGGCATTTTAAACAAAGCTAAAGGGTTTTATATTGACAAAGTATTATTTGTTGCAGGAAACGACATATTGCACACGGATAACACAAGAAGAACTACAACAGGTGGAACACCACAAGACACGGACGGAATGTGGTACGACAATTTTATAATGGCGAAGAATTTATATATTGAACTTTTAGAACAATTAATAATTTTTGCAGACGTCGAAGTTGTTTACAATCCAAGTAACCACGATTTAACACACGGTTTCTTTTTAATGCAGTTAATAGAAGCACACTTTAGCAAGTCAAGTATTCGTTTTAACGTAGATTTAAAGCACCGAAAAGCGTTTAGGTACGGAAGTAATTTAATAGGAACGACACACGGAGACGGAGCGAAAATCGAACACTTACCGTTATTGTTAGCAACTGAATTTCCAATACTTTGGAGCAAAACTAAACACCGATATATTTATTCGCACCATATACACCACAAAACAAGCAAAGATTTTATAGGAGTAACATTTGAAACGTTACGCAGTCCTTCAGGAAGTGATAGTTGGCACCACAAAAACGGATATACAGGCGTTCCAAAAGCGGTTGAAGGTTATATCCACCATAAAGAATTTGGACAAATTGCAAGATTAACGCATATTTTTTAGTTTGATTAAATAATTTATATTATATTTGTCATTCATAGTTGAAAAAAAAGAAAACAGTTGTAAGCTCCCCAGCACGTAGCTGTTTTTTTTTGTGACAATAAACGGTTTAATTCCGATTAACTGTAAAGTAAAGCGCAACGTAAACTTGACATTTTCAGTTTATAACCTTAATAAAAACTAAAAATTTATGGGTTTTACCTTACAAGATGAGTACAATTTGTACCTATCCTTATTTAGAATGAATATAAATTACACTTTTTTCTATTCAGAAAACGTAATAAACACAAGGGTTTTAAAAAATAATTAAAAATAAATTAAAAATAATTGTTAAAAAGTATTGTAGTTATTAAAATAGTATATATATTTGCATATAATTATTAACGAAACAATTTAAAAACTATGAAAAACTTTAACCAAGTATTAGACTTATTGGAAACACAACAACAAGAAGACAAACTAAACACGAACCAACTGCATTTAATTATTCAAACTTTAGTAACATTTTTGAACAATGAGCAGATACAAGAAGTAGAAAATTTATTTAACCAATTTAAAAAATAAGACTATGAAAAATTTAATTGATTACTTTACACCAAGAACCGAAGAACACAAATCGTTTTTAAGGCACTTTTTAAGCACTCTAACGGCTTTTATTGTGTTCGGTGGTATGTTCTATTGTTTAATGTATTTTAAAGCGCTGTAAAATGGAAAATAGAAATTTAGAATTTTGGAATAAAGGGTGGGAATTAACCTATGAGTTTTTAGGTTGGACTTATTCAATAGCAGGAACTTGGGAATTTAACGACTACGACGAAGTTAGCGAATATGCGTTTATTGAATTAGACGTTGATGTTAGCGAAAAGTGGTTAACAGAAACAGACGACAATTTACAACCGCACGTTCTTGGGGTTCGTATTTTAGAAGATTTACGTTTAGAAATGCAGGAAGCAATAAACAGCGATTCAGTACATTATAACTTCTGGGAATGGAAAGCGAGTAACGATGAAAGTAATTATAATTTTTACCACGAACTATGAAAGCAGGAACGATATACGACCAATTAGATTGGTGGCATAGACAATGGCGGGGTTCATTTGATTTAGGGTTATACCTTGAAATTTGCAGAATAAAAAAAAACGAACAAATAAAATATAAACCTATGAAACGATTTAAAGCAACTTTTAAAACTTGGGCGTATGTTGGCGCACCTGTTAAGTTAGAAACACGAATTGTTGAAGCTTACGACTTTCAGCACGTTAAAAACTTAATACAAAAAAACGACGATATTATAATTGAAATTAAACAAATAGAAAAATGATAGAACTAATAAAAGAAATAATAGAACAAGACGGACTTGCACAGAAAAACCGAAAACGTGAAATAGTACACAGGAGAATTTATTTGTTTAGAAAGCTACGCGAAGACGGACACACACTAAAAGGAATAGGAAGTTTGTTTAATATGAACCACGCAACAATATTACACGGTTTAAAAACTTACCAAGATTTAAGCGATGTAAACGACAAGTTATTTTTACACGATATAGAGTATTATAAATTGCTTTTGAGTTTAGAACGTCCAGAACTTGACTTGCGAAAAGAAATAAAAGAAGCAAAAAATTTAGTTGACTTGCGTAAAATTCAGGCGAGAATAAGAAATAATTTATTTTAATTCGTGTTTATTTAAAAGTAATTATTAAATTTGCGATATGGTTCGGTCTCACGTAATAGAACAAAAAAAATTATTAACCCTTGTTAATGAAGCAGAAGTGAGACCCTGCGGATTCAACAGGGGTTTTTCATTTAAAAAAATTTAAAGTATGAAAGGTTGGATTAAAATACACAGGTGCTTATTAGAAAACCCAATTTACAACTGTGAGCCATTTGATAGGACACACGCTTGGATTGATTTATTATTATTAGCAAACCACAAAGAAGGATATTTTTATAAACGTGGTATTCGTGTTGATGTAAAAGAAGGGCAAGTTGGTTACGATATTGATAGTTTAGGTAAGCGCTGGAAATGGTCAAGGGGCAAAGTTGAGAGGTTTTTAAATTCGTTAGAAAATGATAAAAATATAGTAAGGCAAAAAAGCAATGTAACTACTTTAATATCAATAGTTAAGTATAAAGAGTACCAAGCAAACGATAACGCAAACGAACACCAAACGATAAAGCAAACGAACACTAACAAGAATGAAAAGAATAATAAAGAAAATATATATAGAGAATTTCAACACTTATTTATTACTGAAGACGAAGTAAAAAAGTTATTAGATAAACATACAATTACACAAATAAACAACGTATTAAACGACATTGAAAATTATAAGCAAAATACTAAATATAAAAGTTTATATTTAACGGCAGTAAAATGGCTACAGAAAAACGAACCAACTACCGAAGGTATTTCACCTGAAGAAATAAAAGCAAGAAAATATGGATATATTAACTAACGGTTCAGCACTTGATTATTTATTGAACTACAGAGACGGTAAAATAAAACACGGATTAGAACTTGGAAATGGACTTGATGACTATTTAAAATTTAAACGTAAGCAAGTAAACATAATTTTAGGACACGACAACGTTGGTAAAACTTATTTTATAAATTGGTATTTTTTAGCACTTGCACTTAAACATAAATTAAAGTTTATTATTTGGAGCGGTGAAAATCAACACGGACAAATTTTGCGAGACTTAATACAAATGTACGCAGGAATAAATTTTAAGCAATTAACACACGATGAAATTAGAAACTATTCAGCATATTTAGAACAATACTTTACATTTGTAAAAAACGACCGCCTGTACAAACACGAAGAATTATTTAAAATATTTGAACAAAGCGAATGCGATGTTGCACTTATTGACCCATTTACAGGTTTAGACCGCAATATGACTTACGAAGGTAACTACCAATTTATGAATGCTGCAAGAGAATTTGTAAACAAAACAGGAATGACAATTTACATAAACACGCATCCAAATACTGAAAGCGGAAGGAGTTCTAACATTTATACTGAAGGAGATTTTAAAGGACATTTAAAAGCACCGTTAAAAGACCACGTGGAAGGTGGCAAAGCGTTTACTAACAGGTGCGACGATATGATAGTAGTTCACAGACTAATAAAGCACGATGTAATGAAATATGTAACTTGGGTTTCAACTGAAAAAATTAAAGACATAGACACAGGCGGAAAACACACTGGATTAAACGACCCTGTTTATTGCGAATACAATTACGGACTTGGTTTTAAAGTTTACGGAAAAGACGTAATTTCGGAATTTAGACCAACAACAAAAACTAACTTAAATATTTTTTAAAATGGAACTTGACTTATTGAGTAGTAGAATAAACTTAAACCACACTTGTTTAAAACTTGAAATTAGTTTGTATGAGATAAAAACGAACCACCCAAAAAGAACCGATTTAATAACATCAATGCAAAGTTCTTTAAAAGACATTAGACGAGCAATGTATGTTTATGAAGTCTTGGAAAAGGAGTTTAGAGTTGCAAGGCAAACAAATTTTAATTTAGAGCGGTTAAATTTAGAACAAAAACAAGAAATACAAAACCTTAAAAGACAAATTGAACTTAATAATATTGACTTATGAACGTAGTATCTTTATTTAACGGAATGAATACAGGAAGACAAGCACTTGAGAACGTAGGGATAAAAGTAAACAAATACTATTCAAGTGAAATTAAACCGTATGCAATAGAATTAACGCAACATCATTTTCCTGACACAATCCAAGTTGGCGATGTTACAAAATGGAAGGATTGGGACATTGATTGGAAAAGCATTGATTTAATTTTAAGTGGCTCACCTTGTCAAGATTTAAGTGCAGCTGGAAAACGAGCAGGAATAAACGGAAGTAAGTCAAGTTTGTTTTTTGTGTTTGTAGAGATTTTAGAACATATAAAAAAACTTAATCCAAATGTTTTATTTTTACAAGAAAATGTTGGTTCAGCTTCAAAGTTAGACGTTGGAATTATGTCAAGAGCTTTAGGTGTTTACCCTGTTCGTATAAATTCAAAATTAGTAACCGCACAACTGCGAGACCGATACTATTGGAGCAACATAAAAACGAAAGAAACTATGTTTGATATTGTAACTGATATTCCACAGCCAAAAGATTTGGGAATAATGTTAAAAGATATTATTACAAATGGAAATGTAGATACTGATAAACACGTTTCTTTAAAAATGCAAGCTCACAGAAATAAACAAGGTAGTCAAGAATATTTAAAACATCGAAATGCAACTACAGGAATGATTACGCTAATATACCAAGTAAACCCAAGTAAAGAAAGCGGCGGAAAACAACCATTTATGCAAAATAGAATTTATGATGTTAAAGGAAAATCAGTTGCTTTAACTGAATGTATGGCACATAAAATAAAATATCAAACTGAAGACAAAATAGTAAGAACAGTAAACAAAATTGAAATGTGCCGTTTACAAGGTTTTCCGGATAACTATTGCGACATTTTAACAACAGCAAAAGCAGGTAGTTTACTTGGTGACGGGTGGACACTACCAATAATTGAACACATATTTAAATTTATAGAACGATGAAAAACACGAAGAAATGTTTTAACTGCAAAGAAGAATTTGCACCGTTCAGCACGCTGCAAAAGTTTTGTTTAAAAAACGAATGTATAAAAGCAATGGTTGAAACACAAAAGTTAAAGGAATGGAACAAGAAGAAAAAGAAGTTAGTTGAAGACTTAAAAACTGCAAACGACTATTTAAAAATTGCTCAACAGGTGTTCAATAAATTTATTCGTGTTCGTGACGCTGGACTAAATTGTATATCTTGTAACAAACCTTGTAAAAAAGAAAATGCAGGACATTATTATTCGCAAGGCGGACATTCAGCAGTAAGGTTTGACGAAGACAACGTACACTTGCAATGCGAAGCGTGTAACACTTATTTAAGCGGTAACCTGTTAAACTATCAAATAGGTATAGAAAAACGAATAGGAGCGCAAAGATTAATGGAACTTCAGGCGAAAGCACACGAAGTAAAAAAATGGACAAAAGACGAACTAAAAGAATTAATAGAAACATATAAACAAAAACTAAAATGAACGAACAAAGTTTATTTGAATATTTAAAACAAAATTATTGGAAAGACCTTGAACAAAGCGAAGATAAATTTTCTTCTTGGGATTGTTTTTCAAAATCTACAAATACAAGAATAGAATTAAAATGCAGAAAAAAACATTATTTAGATTTAATGATAGAGAAAAGTAAATATTATAAACTTATAAAAAAGTACATTGAAGACAATGAAATACCTTTATATATTAATTCAACCCCTAACGGAGTATTTGTTTTTGATTTAAGAGAAATAAACCCAATTTGGATAACTGATAATAAAATGCCTAAAACAACTGAATTTAACATAACAGCAGTAATAGAAAAAACTTATTCATTAATAAATATTAATAAAGGAAAAAAAATATAAAAAAATAGTTGTTTATTAAATAACTATTCTTATATTTGCATATATTATTAACTTAAATTATTTAACTATGAAACATTTATTTAAAAGTTTAGCAGCGTTCCAACAAGAAGTACCTGTTATTCACAAAGCAACACAAGGTTACGGTTACACTTACGCAGACTTACCGAAAATCTTTGAAGTAATAAACCCACTACTAAAAAAACACGGTTTAGGGTTTACGCAACTAATTAACGGAACACAAATTGCAACTTGTTTATTTCACGTTGAAAGTGCTGAAAGTATTGAAAGTAAAATTGACATACCACAAGGAGTAATTTTAAAAGGAATGAACGAGTTCCAAGTTTTAGGTAGTGCAATAACTTACTTAAGACGTTACGCGTTAAGTTCGATGCTTGGTTTAGTTACGGACAAAGACACAGATGCTTCTGGCGAACAAGTAAAACACGAACCAAAAAAGTCTACAATAGACAACGCACGTTTTCAAAAAGCTATTGACGCAATTAGCAAAGGAGAATATACAGTTGAAGAACTAACAACAAAGTTTAGTTTAACACCTGCACAATTAAAAACTTTAGAAGTATGAAAATACGTTGTTCAGCATTGGGGCGGTTAATGACCGCTCCACGCACCAAGACCGAAACATTAAGCAAAACCGCAAAGTCTTACATTCAAGAACTTGTTTTAGAAGAAAAATTCGGCATTAAGAAGGAATTTAGTTCACGTTACACGGACAAAGGTTTACAATGCGAAGACGAAGCAATAAGTTTGGTAAACGATGTTTTGGGTTTAGGGTTTATATTTAAGAACGAAGAACATTTTAACAACGATTGGATAACAGGAACACCCGACGTAAACACGAATGAAATTTTATTAGACATAAAATGTAGTTACGAAGCACACACGTTTCCGTTCTTTGAAGACGAAATACCTACAAAAGATTATTACTATCAATTACAGGGTTATATGTGGCTAACAGGCAAGACCGAAGCACTACTTTGCTATTGTTTAGTCAATACACCTTTAGAAATAGTTGAAGACGAAATACGTAGGGAACACTGGAAACATTTTAAAATTGACGAAGACGCAGAAATTAGAGAATACGTAGAAAAAAAACATAACTTCGACCATTTGCCAGAACAAACAAAAGTAAAAGTTTTTAAAATAGAACGAGATGAAACAGTAATTTGGGAAATACAAACAAAGGTTGAAGAAGCAAGAATTTATTTTAACAGTTTAATTGAAACAATATGAAAGCAATACTTGAATTTAATTTGCCTGAACAAAAAGACGAATACGACTTTGCAAACAACGGAATTAATTATTATTCAGCATTGGTTGAATTTGACAATTGGTTAAGGAGCGAGTACAAATACAACGGTAACGAACCAATGTTTGAAGTAAGGGTAAAGCTTCATCAATTTATTAACGAAAACAACGTGAAATTATGAAAGAAAAAACAATAGCAATTATTTTAACTTTAATCGTTTATATTTTTGCAATAGTGGGATTTGTTAAATTTATAAGTTGGGCAATATGAACATACAAATACAAGACAAAAACGTTTTAAGCGTAATGGCTAAATTTAAAGAACGTTCAGAAGCAGGAATAAAGAAATACAAGAAAACGTTAGAACGAACTGATTTAAGCACGTTAGAATGGCTTACACACGCACAAGAAGAAGCAATGGACTTTGTTCTTTACTTGGAGCGACTAAAACACGAATATAAACAATCTAAATAAATAAAAATGGAAACAAGAAACAACACAGGTGCAATTTTTAAAAACGACAACAAAAAAGCGGAAAACCATCCAGACTACAAAGGCAAAGTAAACGTAAACGGCAAGGATATGGAAATAGCGTTATGGATGAAAACTTCAGCAAAGGGAGTTAAATTTTTGTCGGCAAGTTTTAGTGAACCATTTGTAAAAAATGAGCCACAAATAAATAAAAATGAGCCACAATACAAAGCGCTGGATGTAAACGACGATTTACCGTTTTGATATGCAATTAACCGACAAAATACAAATAACTAACGAAGACAATATGTTTTTAATGGCGCGTTACCCTGATAAGTATTTTGATTTGGCTATTGTAGACCCGCCTTATGGGATAGGCGCAAGTGAAATGACAATGGGAAGTGGTAAAAACAAAAAATATAAAAAGGGAAAAAATTGGGATAATGAAACACCAAACCAAAATTATTTTAATGAATTATTTAGAGTATCAAAAAACCAAATTATTTGGGGTGGTAATTATTTTAATTTGCAATTAACAAAAAGTTGGATATTTTGGGATAAAGGTATAAACGGTGATTGTGATTTTGCTGACGGCGAGCTTGCTTGGACATCTTTTAATAAAGTATTAAGGATTGCGCCAATAAGATATAAAGGATTTTTAGGAGCTGACGCTGAAAGAATACACCCTACTCAAAAACCAATTAAACTTTACAAATGGCTACTTGACAAATACGCTAAACAAGGCGATAAAATACTCGATACTCATTTAGGTTCAGGAAGTATTGCAATAGCTTGTCACGATTACAAATATGAATTAACAGCTTGTGAACTTGACAAGGAGTATTTTGATAAGGCAATACAAAGAATAAATAATCATACAGCACAAACTAAACTATTCTAATGAAAATAACAAACGAAGATAACATGGAGCTAATGGCTCGCTACCCTGATAAGTATTTTGATTTGGCTATTGTAGACCCGCCTTATGGGATAGGTGCAGATAAACAATCAAAAAAACCTACTAAAATAAAACAAAAGAATGGCAACTATTTAACAGTTGAAAACACGAATCAATACACACAAAAAGATTGGGATAAAACAATACCTACTAAAGAATATTTTAATGAGTTATTTAGAGTTTCAAAAAATCAAATTATTTGGGGTGGTAATTATTTTGGATTGATTGGAGGTTATATTGTATGGGATAAATTAAATGGAGAATGCGACCAATTTGATTGTGAATTAGCTTATAATAGCTTTAATAAAAGAACAGATTTAATTTATTTTATGTGGCAAGGAATGTTCCAAGGTATTTATTGCGGAAGAGATATTAGAAAAGCATTAATACAACAAGGTAACAAACAATTAAACGAAAAAAGATTACATCCAACACAAAAACCCGTTGCACTTTACAAATGGATCTTAGACAAATACGCAAAGCCAACTGACAAAATATTAGATACACATTTAGGTTCAGGTTCAATAGCAATAGCCTGCCATGACTATGGCTTTGACTTGACAGCTTGTGAGCTTGATAAGGAGTACTTTGATAAGGCAATACAAAGAATAAACAACCACACAGCACAAACAAAATTATTTTAATATGCACATACAAGACGAACAATTAAGAACTGAAGTAAAAAACATTTTAAGGTTAAAAACACGAAACAGCATCGTAAAAGAAATACAGGACAAAGGAAATAAATTTCATTTTTTCCAGCTTACAAACTTTTTAGAAGGCAAAGACGTTTCACTTTCAACGCTTAAAAAAATAGATTACTTCGTAAATAGATAAAATTTTTAGATTAAAAACGTAGGCGCAGACTTAATTGTTTGCGCTTTTTTTGTTCTACACAATTAATTGTTAATAAATTTGTTTGGTTATTGTTGAAAAATTAATCATACATTTGCTTAATATCTAAACAATTAAAAATTGGAATGGTTAACTAAAGTTGCAAAGCATCATAACGAATGGGTTAAAATGGTTAATCAATTTGGCGAATACTTTTTTGCCGAAGACATAGTCCAAGAAACTTATATAATGTTAATGAAATGGAGCAGCGAAGAAAAACTATTTAAAGACGGACAAATAAGTAAGGGGTATATGTGGTTGGCTTTAAAAAATACTTTCCTTCAGCACGTGAACAAAAACAACAAAATTAAATTTATACCTTTAGACGATGTTTATAATTTAGCAGAAGAAAACAACACAGAAGAAAACG